ACTTTTCCAAATGCAGATGGTACTAGTGGTCAAGTATTACAGACAAATGGTTCTGGAACACTAAGTTTTACAACGCCTTCAAGCGGAATTACAATGGGAAAAGCTATTGCAGCGGCGATAGTTTTCGGGTAAAAGGAGTTTAGGAGAATAAAAAATGGCAGCACCAAACATAGTAAATGTCACAACGATTAATGGTAAAACAGCAGTAGCTGATTTATCAACTACTTTAACAACAACTTTATTAACAGCAGCATCAGATCAAGTTAACAAAATTAATTTAATCAGAGTTACAAATGTAACAGATAACGACGCAACAGTTACAATAGATTCAGAAGTTTCAGGTACACACAAAAAACTAGCAGACGAACTTACAGTTCCAGCTCACGCTTCAGTAGATGTAGTAGATAAAAATTCTTCTTTCTACTTACAAGAAACTGATCTTATTAGAGGCGGAGCTTCTGCAGCATCAACACTAGAAGTAACTATTTCTTACGAACTAATCGACGACGCGTAGGAGGATAAACTATGGCTGATAGTTATCCTAGACGAGATCAAGCCAGAGGGATCTGGAAGATCAATGACATTACTAAAAATATAAAAGGTGATGGAACTTATCCTCAAGCTTCTTCACAATCATCCGTTCTTTTTGCAGGTGGGCAAACTCCAAGTAACTCTGATGTCATAGATGAAATAAATATTCTTAGTGCAGGTAATGCAACAGATTTTGGTAATTTATCCACAACTTGTTATCAAAACACAGGATGTGGTTCAGTTACTAGAGGAGTAATTTTACATGGATTAAACCCATCTCTTTCTAACACAATGGATTATATTCATTACACATCAAAAGGAAATGCAGCAGATTTTGGAAACGCAACGGTTTCTTCAAATGCTAGAAGAGGAATGTCTAATAATGTTAGAGGAATTTGGGCAGGTGGAGATAATCCAAAACAAAACACAATAGATTTTTTTACTATTGCAAGTTTAGGAAATGCAACAGATTTTGGAGATAGAACAACAAACAGTGCAAAGTGTGGCGCAGGTGCTAATTCTACAAGAGGTCTAATGGCTGGAGGTCATGCTCCATCAAACGTAAACATTATTGATTTTATAGAGTTAAACACAACTGGAAACGCAGTAGATTTTGGAGATTTATCTGCAGTAACAGATACTACTTATGCAGTTACTTCACCAACTATTTGTGTTTGGACTAGAGTTGGAACTGCAACACCTGAAGTAGATACAGAGTTTAGTCAATTTGGATCTTTAGGTAATTCAATAGATTTTGGAGATCTTGCAACAGGTTTAGGTTTTGGAGATCCTGGAACAGGATCTAATAGTGTAAAAGGAATTGTAGGAGGTGGAGACACACCCTCGGTAACTAATGTAATACAAAGTTGTGTAATAGCAACAAGAGCTAATTTTACTGACTTTGGAGATTTAACTGTTGCTAGAGAAGAATTAGCTGGATGTTCTAATGGTCATGGAGGTATAGATTTATTTGAACCAAGAGCCCCGGAACTTTATTCACCAACAGGTAAAATTTTACCAAGCGGAGCTGGTTCTGGAGATATAGGATTATTTTATGGAGGTAATTCATCTCCAACACATTCTAACGTAATTTCTTTTGTACAAATATCCACAGAGGGTGACGCAGTAGATTTTGGAGATAATACAGTAACCAATCAAGGAAACATTGGAGCTTGCGGTGGTTTAACTAGAGGAATAGGTGGAGGAGCAGAACCTGTAACAAATACCATATCATACGTAGAGTTTGCGACGAAAGGGAATGCAGCTGATTTTGGAGATTTAACAAGTTCAAGACAAGCTGATGGTGCTTTAGCTAATACTACAAGAGGCATTTGGTATGCAGGAAGAACACCTAGTGCTGTAAACACAATTGATTATGTAACAATAGCTTCAGCCGGTAATGCAACTGATTTTGGAGATGCTACGGGAACTAAATTTGAAAACGCATGTTGTTCATCATCTACAAGAGGAATATCAGGTGGAGGATCACCTGGACCATCAAATGTAATAGAATATATTACTATAGGTTCAACAGGAAATGGTACAGATTTTGGTGATCTTACTGTATCTAGATCAAATCTTAGTGCCACGTCTTCCACTACTAGAGGTGTTTTTCTAGGTGGTTATGATGGTGGATCTCCAGGTTCTAGAAATGAAATTGATTATATAACAATTGCTTCAACAGGTAACGCTACAGATTTTGGTGACCTTACATCTGCAAGATACGATGGGGGCGGTTTTGGAAATTCTACAAGAGCAGTTTATGGTGGAGGTTGGACAGGAAGTGCCTCAAATATAATTGATTTCGTTACAATCGCTAGCACAGGAAATGCGAGTGATTTTGGTGATGTGTTAGACGTAAATAAATATCAATCTGCTGGTTGTTCTAACGGACACGGTGGACTTTCGTAAGATTCTATAGTATAAAACCCACAACATGATCATATACATGCTAAATTATAAAGGAGAAAAATATGTCATCTAAAGATCTAGTTATACAAAAACTATCAAACTCACCACTGGTTAAAAAAGAGTATAAACAAATGTTAACCAACATCAACGCAACACTACCAGCGATAAAACAATCAAGCTCAAACTTCTACAAATCACACTCACAGTTTATGGGTGTTATGTTAGATGTTACAGCAATCACACCTATCAGATCTGTTAAGCACACACTAGCTGAACTAGATAAAACTAGAATGGCTCTAGAAGAAGCACAACTTAAAATGATGAAGAAGGATATAGAACTTCGTCAAAAAGAAAAACAACTAGCTGATGGAGATTTTAAAGATGAGCTAGAAAGAGAATTATTAGAAACTGAGATTCTAGAGGTCAAAGTAAACATGAATAACATACAAAACTCCGTATCTGGAGCTATTAGGAAGATGAACTTCTTTACCAATCAATACAAAAGTATATTGAAGAAGCTAGGTAAAGATGATATCACAGAGGAAGAGTACGAAAAAGAGGAGGCTAGATATCACGTAATGACGTGCATGAAACAGGCTCTGAATGCTGCTCGTGCAAGAGGTGGAGTTATCGACGAAGGAAACTTGATTTATCTCTTTGATATGGGTATAAACAGTGCTCAGGCACAAGCTGAAATTTATGCTTATTTGGAAATGGAAAATAAGTTAATGAAGGAAGGTAAAGCGCCTACCCACGAAATGACCATGCAATGGTTAGAAGCGTGCGCTGATAAATTCTCTGGTGAATCTGTAAAATTCGCAGAGCGAAGAGGATTTAAGTTGTACGATGAAGAGTCGCTCAATACTAAACTGTTAGATAATAAGGAGAAACCAAATGGCAAACAAGATAGTTAAATATCGATTAGAAGCAAATGGAACAATTCCAACGTGGATAGATGACGGTGGATATTATCCTGATCCTTCTGAAATTATGATTGGTGCAACGGTTGATGGTTCAAGTGAAGTTGGACTTGGTGAACTTGCAAGTGAAGCAGATGTAAAAACTTATTTAGATAGTTACACATCTTCTTGGACTGAAGAAGATCCTAACGATCCAGATGCAACTGTACCGTTCAATCAAACAACAGCAGCCACACATATCTGGTCTAAAAAGATAGGTTAGTAAATGGCTAACTACCCGCAACTTGATAACGCTTCAGGCGTTTGGAATCTGCGTGAAGTCTATGACGCGGTAATGGGTGGGTATTGGCCGAATGCAAATGCTATTGGTTTGTATGGTGGAGGTTCTACTCCAGGTGCTATATCAGTTATAGACAAAATAACATTAGCGACAAGTGGTAATGCAACAGTCTTTGGTAATTTAAGTGTAGGTGCTTTTTCAGGTGCAACTGGTCAAGGTTTAGGTTCGTTTGTTAGAGGTGTTCTTCCATTAGGTTATGATGGTTCAAGTAATCTATCTACTATTGATTATGTTACTTTTTCTACTGAAGGTAATGCTGCAGACTTTGGAGATACTACATCTGCAAGATATGCTATGGGTTGTAGTTCTAATACTGTAAGAGGTATAAATGGAGGCGGGCACACAAGTTCAAATGTAAATACTATTGATTATGTAACAATAATTTCAACAGGCAATGCAACAGATTTTGGTGATCTATCTTCATCAAGAATAACATCAGGTTCAAGTTCACCAACAAGATCAATATTTGGAGGAGGGGTTACACCATCTTTAGTAAATACTGTAGATTTTGTAGAGATAGCTACAACAGGAAACGCTACCGACTTTGGTGATTTAAATGCAACTGGTCATTCTCATGGCACAGCTTCGTCTTCTGTCAGAAGTGTTTATGCTGGAGGTGCTACTCCAAGTGAAGTAAATACACTTCAATTTTTAACTATTGCTTCGCAAGGGAACGCAATAGATTATGGTGACTTAACACAGTCAAGATCACACTTACAGGGTGTTTCTAACAGTGTTAAAGGTATTTTTTTG